CGATTTCACTATAATTGTCATAATCAACAATTGGATTCCATTCTATTGGCCCTAGGTATATTGATTGACCAATTGCAAACCTGCCGACTTCAATAACACCTGATGGATCTGTGAGCGTCAGATAGATCACTGGATCAGGTATTGGCGGAACTTTGAAAGTGATTACTTTGCGCATATAAAGGAATGGCGCAAAACACCATTCATAAGGCGTTGTCACATTGCGTTCAAGCAAGTAACCGTCCATCGTGTATGCCAATTCACCATCTATGCCGTTTCTAACGGTAATATCTAAAACCGTGGCCTTGAGGTTATCCAAAGTAATTGCATCAATTCGCTTGCCTGGCCTAAGAACCACCGTCATTGGCGATGATCCGCTACTGACCTTGCCTTGGTTATAGTCAAACATTCTGAAACGATTGGTTTTGCCTTTTAATATCCACTTTGCGCCAGAACTGACTACACCGGTATTAGTAGTCAATGGATTGTTATTTAAATTGCTTGAAACCAATGATTCAAATACTTGATGGCTGTTTTCCGAAATGACGCTTACCTGGCCAAATTCCGCATAGGGGACATTGCTCTCCCAGGCAGGCTCATTTGTATCAGGCTCAGGAATCGTGCTACTGATAAGCATGCTGTCAGTAATTTCAAAAGGTATATAGGCTCTCATGCTTGCTGTTTTGTCCTGAAAGCCGTTCCGCCTTGTGTTACGGCATCGATATTTTTGGAAACCTTATTACTGTACGCCGTGTTCTTTGCTATTTCTTTTCTCAATAGCCTTAGTTCAGCGATAACATCATCATTATTGAGAGTTTTTACTATGTCCTTGTTACTAACAATCCTGCTTGGCCCAGTAAATTCCAACTCAGGCCCTTGCTCCCCGACAATGCGCAAACCACCGCTGTGAATGCCGCCATCTGCGAAAACAGGAAGGTTGTTTTTCCTTGCCCAATTACGTAAAGACTTGATGTTTGATCCTGTTGCCTTAGCAAATTGCCTGAATGAAACACCGTTATCTCTTGCTGCTTCGTAGATTCCCATTGCTGTGCGGCCTGGTGCATTCACAAAGTCGCGTATCTGTTGATCGCTGATTTTTGGATTTCCTGCAACAGTGCGCCTGCCGTCTACGCCAGCTACCGCCTGCCCACCAAGCCTTAATATTGCTGCGTTGAATCTTGCAATAGCCTGTCCAACTGACAGAACAGACGAGTTAATGCCGTTTAATGCATCGATCTGCATCTGACCTTGCTCAAGCATTTCATCAAGCTTATCTATTTCTTCGTCAAAGCCAGATTTGAGTATTCCTTTCTGCTTTTCCAATGAATCAAGCATTTTCTGCTGTTCACTTAATTGCTTATCCGCTACACCGCCAAGATTTGAAAGCAAGTTAGCTGATTTGGCGCGTTCACGTTCAAATTCAAACGTACTTGAAAAGCCACTTGTTGGAATATTGCTGATTGAATCAATGGCAAATTGCAGCTTATCCGGATCTACTTTTTTGGTACGGATAGCCGTGTTTATTTGCGCTTTTGCCAGTTCACGGCTAAGAGGATTAAGGCTGTTTACTGTTGATTTAAGCGAATCTGAGAATGATTTAAGCTTGCTTACTGAATCGGAAATTGTCTGAATTCGGTTATTTAATTCTTCAAGCTTCTTGTTATAGCGTTCAGTAATTTGATTGCGCTCTTGGTCAACCGATTTCTGCAATGCGCTAAATGCCGAACCAAGCGAAGTCATTAAACCATTTCTAATGCGCTCACGTTCCGCCCTTGCTGCTTCTTCCGCCGCCTTAGCAGCCAATTCAGACGCTTTTGCTGCTTCTTCCGCTGCGTTTCGCACTGTAATGAATGCAGGCGCAAGATTAAGCAATGCCTGCATTGTTTCTTGACTAATTCCGTTCACGCCGCCAAACGACTGGATAAGCTGTTTAAATTGATCTTTTGTAAGATCAGTACTCAATCCAAGCTTGGTTAGTTCTTCATTCAGAAGATCCTGAGCAGGTTGCAAGCGTTCAGATTGAGACAGGAAGTTATCTGCAAAGAATTGTGTTTTTTGGAGTAACGCATCAATACCGCCTGCGGCATTAACAAACTCTGAGCGTTGATCGAATGATGCGCCTAGAATGAATTCACGCGCACCTGATAATGATGCACCTATATTTGTTCCGGCATTAACCAGAGCATTGAATTCTTGGCCAAGCCTTGCAACTGCCTGATATGCCGTTTCACCATGTTTTGCCAATTGATCAATCTCAGGAATCAGCGAATGCGCTAGCGAATCAGTTATTTTTTCAATCTCTGATGAAATTTGTTCCTCGGTTAATCCTTTTCCTTTCTCCGACACAAGTTTGATTTCATGGTTGAATGATTCTAGTCCTAACGTGCTTAATTTCAGATCACCGGCAATTTGCTTTAAATGTTTGGATGTCTGAATTGTCGTATCACCGATTAACCCGATGATGTCCCTTGAAGCTTTGGCAAGCTGATTTGCAAAGTCATTAAGTCTGCGGTTATCCGTTGATACTTCGCCCGTTACTGCGTCTACTCGAGCAAAATCATTCTTATCACTGCGGAACAATCCACCTTTTGCGACAAAATCAGTTTGCAATGAACCAGATGTGAATCCTTCCGTGCCAAGTGTGCCGCTTAATGTTGTTGATTTTTGTTTTAGTGGCCCACGTCCGAATAAGCCATTCAAAATAGGAATGATTGGTATCAAATCGCCTATTATTGGTATATCGCCAATTGTATTAAGAGCATTCCCAAATCCGCCGCCTATGCGTTTATCGCCTGCTAGCGCCTTGAATCCTTGCGTTGCTGCAAATGCCACAAGTAACGGCCCCGCAGCCGCAGCGAATGCAGATCCCATGCTTGCACCCATCGATGCAGCACTTGCAGCGCCAGAACCAAATCCGCCTGCCGCTAATCCGCCTAATGCATCACCGGCAAACCCTCCACCAAAGGCAGCCATGCTGCCGGAGCCAAAAAACGACCCGACTGATTTAATGCCGCCGCCGATCAGTGACGGCAAACCAAAACCGCTTTTATATAAGCTTAAAGCGCTTGTGCCTAGCGATGCAGCATTAATAGCAGTTGCCGCTCCTGTTCCACCAATACCACCAACCGCTCCCGTTGCAGCAGCCGTTCCAGGTACTGCAAACATTGCACCCAATCCGATAGATTGCGCAATTTTCAAACCGGCGAACTCTGACATGATGCGCAATACAGCATTCTTGGCATTCCTCACCATGTCATCTAAGCCACCAGTGAAGAAATCAAACACGCTGTTTGATAGCGTTGTTTGAATGTTCCTACCTGCCTGAACCCACAATTGCGAGAATTGATCTGCTGTCCTGCGCGTTTCTTCTTCTAGCTTATCGTATTGACCCATTAAGCCAATAACCTTCCGTCTAGCCGCAATTTCAGCATCAATTTCTTTAATGACCAATGAATCAGTGGCTTTTGCCTTCTTTTCCTCAAGCCTTGCAATAGTGGTCAGTTCGACTGCTTCTTTGAGATTAATCTGACGATCACGCACCAGCTTCATAGCAGCAATTTCATCCTGCATATCGTTCAGCCGATCTGATGCCTGTTTTGCGCTTTCCTTGTAAGGCGCAATCATGTCTTGGCGTTGCCGTCTTTCGATTTCTAGCAATTTGACGTATTCCGCACCTATTCTTAATGATTCTTGCTGCGCTTTATTTAGCTTGTCGACTTCTGCTTTCCTTCCGCCTGCTAACTTAACTTCATCTTCCGCTTTCTTCTGGGCAACGGCAGCACCTCTGCCGACGGCATCAGTCAGCATGCTTTCTTGGATTATGCGTTTATTGACCTGATCCTGATATTTTTCACCATCAGCATACAAAGCCATTAAAGCTTTATCAGCATTGGCAAAAGTCGTGGACAGTTTGTCAAAGTCCCCATTTTTTATATTGGTGAACTGCGTCGCCAGCAAGTTACCAAGAATCTTGAATTGCCCAATAAAGACTCTAGTAATATCAATCAATCCTGCAAATTCAATGGCTATGCGATGGCTCCAATCTTTTAATTCACCTGACTTGGCCATGTCCTCAACCGTTGAATCTAAGTCTTTTAATAGATCTGTATACGCTCTTACTGCTGTTCTGCTAGTCTCATCGAACAAGCCACCTATCTTGACTTTCAAATCTTCCGCAAGCCGTTCAGTTGACCGCATTTGCTTACCGGCATTTTCCATTGATGCTTCATAAACGCCCGTCAACTTCGATGCTTCAGCAAGAACAATATTTACCCTTGCCTGCATCTTTTGATGTTCCGTTAGAGATGCAACCGTAACGCCTATTTCTTTTGCAAGCTGTTTGTAAGAGTTTTCAAAGTTGACATTGATGCCTATGCCACGCAAAACCTCAACCTGAGCCGAAGTAATACCGTGAATCATCCTGTCAAGCGCTTCAGATGAATTTATCTGTCCTATCACCGCTGCATCTTGTGCAAGACGCGCCAATTGCGTGGCTTTTGACAAATCGATCTGTGCCTGAATCATGCGCGTCATGACTGAACGCGATTCAATCATTGAAATACCTTGATCTTTGACAGATTTTGTTACTGCGTCTACTTCTGTTTTCAATAACCCAGCATTGCGTCCAACAGTATCAAGAACAACACCCATTTCATGATATCGCTGGCTTAATGTCGCCGTTTCGGTTATCAGCCTACCGATACCGATAGCCCCCACAACTCCAGCAACTGCTCCTAGTGCTCTGCTTAAAACTCCTGATGCAGTAGTCAATCCAGTGACTGATTTTTCTGCGCGAACGCCAGCATTGGTCAAACCGTCAAGATCCGCAGCACCTTTCCTTACCTGCGTAGAATCTACGGCTATCCCGAGAGTCGCCAAATCTATATTACTCATAAACCAAGCCTTTTTCTCTTCCAGTATGCCGCTGTTGATGCAGAAAGTTTCGCTCTCTTCTCTTCGCTACAATTCCTGGCCGCCTTAGATAGCTTTGCTCTAGTTTCTTCGCTGCGATTTCTAGATGCATCTGCGATTTTTGCTAGAGCCTCTGGCGTGTGCTTGTAACCTGATTGACCTCGCTTTATCCCTTTTAAAGGAGATGGCTTACCTTTGTTATGAGCCACTCTCCCAGAGAGGGCGACAGACATCTTTATCTTTGATTCTTCCGTGTGCTTCTTACCAAACATATGATGCTTATCGCCCCTTCTAACCGAAGCCATCATGTTTGCGTAAGCTTGCGGATTATTTTTATAAATCTGCCTACCTTTCTTCGATGCAATAAATTTCTCTCTCTGCTCCTGAGTCCATCTCACACCCCTGGTTCCGCGCACATCTCGGCAAATATTGAAACCTATAGCAGGATCAAATGATTTGATTGCATCAATTGCACGCTGCTCATACATAAATAGGTCTCGCTCGTCACAAACTAACAGTGTTTTAAATTCAAAAGAATTTTCACCATATTTATTCCAGGATCGCTGAAGTGTTGTTGAATGATGATCGCCCCTGCCTAATTCCCATCTATGCAAATAGAACCTGCGACGAATGTTATTTGCGGAACCGACATACACCTTCCCATTAACCTTGTTCAGTATCAGGTATATTCCGCAATTCATTGATTTAGCAATATCAACAGTCATTTATTGAATTCATCCAATTATTGTCTAAAACTTTAATTGCTCTTACTTCCCAAGGATCTAGCCTGATTCTGTTTAAATAAGCCCAGTCTTTAATTTGCGATGATGTTATTTTGTTAGGCCCCATACCATTACTGGTACGTTCTGAATGCAGATCAAGGAAATAACCCCATACATGTTCAGTCATTTCCGGTAAATCAATTTCATTTGCTAATTGCTCAGGCATGATTCCAGATGCTTGATATGCCATTTGCAAATGCTGCCTAAGCGTTGCTCCATCAGGTTGTTTCTTCTCAAGCTCAAATCTGCAAAAAGCATATTCAGAAAGATCTGAAATCAGCTTTTCATAAAATTTTCCAGATCACCAATCGCTTCGTCTATTTGTCTTCTAATCCACGGCAGTTCTGTTAACACGCGCTTAACATTTGGAACACTGAATTGCAGTTCTTCGCCTTTAAATGCGATTGTCGGCTTATCGATTGATCGCCATCCTGTTGAGCAGACTGTTAGCAAATTAATCGTGTCCTGTTCGCTATCTTCTATGGTGCGAACTTCTACATCTCGCCCACGTTTCTTAGCCAATGCTTCTTTCCTAATTCGATCATTCAATGATTCTTTGGTGTACTCTCTGAATGCGTCAGAATCAGTACCAAGAACCGTCCAAAATATGCCTAATGGTTCATTGGTTGCAGGATGTCTTAACTCTATTTCTGCGCCTTTATTGCAGGCTGCAACCGTATCGATACTGCCAAGGTCAAAAGCTTTCTTGCTCATGTCTATTTATCCTTACGCGGGTTAATAAAAAAGGCCGGATAATTCGCTTTGCCCCGCGTAGGACAAAGTGCGAATCACCGGCCAAGAGGTAAAAGTTAAACTGCTTGTGAATCCTGAATAAAATACGTTGTAGCCATCGTAGTCGATGCGCCAGCGGCGTTTTCCAAAGCTGTGAATGGCATAGTCATAGTTAGACCAGTCTCACCATCATTCTTTGATGCTCCACCGACTTTTACGCGCGGGAATACGTGTGCTTGAAAGTCAGAATTTGCAGCACTACCAGTCAAGAACACGGCAATAATGGATACTTCTGTTTCATCCAGGAAATAATCTCTAAATGTTGCATCACTAAATAAAACAGATAGGTTACCTGTAATATCGAATGACCCTGGGAAAATATCTGGATCTACGTTTGAACCAACTACGCCACCAGGTGCTGACATGTTTCCATTTATCGTAAAATCCATGCTTGTAATCAAACCTACCTTGACACCTTGCACATACATTGCACCATTTACCGCAGCTAAAACAGATCCAGTGCTTGCGGCTGTAGGCGTGGTGAAATATGCAGATGTGCTTTTGTCCATATCGATACCAAGCACATTAAAAGCTACCGTTGAAATGCCGGTTGCTGGCAAGTTGATATTTGCGCTAGCAAAAACACAATCTTTGAATTGTTCTGATTGGCTGATATCTGAGAAATGATGCTCGATAGTCCAGTAATCTTTTGTGTGACCGCTTGTGGGAATAGCAATGTGCTTGCCAGTCTCAGCAATCGTTACAGAATCACCTGCCGCTTTTGCAACAAACGGTACGTTATCCAACATAACGCCAGTCATAACAGTTGCTGTTAAGGCCGTGATAAGGCAATTGTGAGCGTTATTTGCTGTTGCAGGTGATGCCCATCCTGATGCACGAACTACCATTCCGACCTTGAAACCATCGGTAATATAAGATCCACCAGTTCTGGTAAATGTGCCTTCTGCGCCAGTAGTTACGGCCGCAGCAATTGTGGTCAATGCACCAGTCGTTGCCGCCGTAGATGCCGCAGCACGTAACAACGACTCAAAAAATCCTTGATAAGTACCGCATGACAATTCGCCATTGATTGCGCCTGAAACAGATCGTATTCCATGACGAAAATCATAACGCTGCATCGATGGCCGAATCTCATTGCTTTGGTAAGTTTGCTTTTGAAGGTCAATCGTTGATGTCACACGGCGATAATACTGCGCACCTGATGCCGTTGCTTTTGTTCCTAGTGCCGCTTGTTTCTTTGCTACAAGTTTTTTAAATACGCCTGTTGCTATGGCCATTTTTGCTTTCCTCTTAAGTGCCGAGGTAGCAAAATGAAGGCGTTACTTGTTGTGCGGCCTATCGCGTGCTCGTTAGGTTATTACTAGATTAATTCTGCTCTTTTAACCACTCTTCCCATGCTTTAATCAATCCCTTACAGAGTCGTATTAAGCTTTCATGAAGCTTTCTTGTGCTTTCTGTCATTGTGTATAAACAAAATAAGGTACTGACACGATTAAGACATAAAATCCTGGCTCATGCTGCCCAGGTGAAATAGATGGCTTACTGTTTACCCTGACTGTTATATCTGAGTTCGTTAATGACAGGCCACGATAAAACCAACTTCTTAAACCTTCTGCGCGTTCTGTTACTTCAGAAGATCCGTTACCATCTGGAAAATACAAAGATATCTGGAATATTCCGCTTTCCATCGCCAATGAATCACCAAATGCAGGATTCGATGTCCTAGCCGGTAACAAATAAGCTCTTTGATGTTCAGTTGATGGCTGAGTAAATGGTACATTCTCCCAGGCAGTTGGGATGCTTGGCAGGAATGCGCCTAATCTTGTTTCTAGTGCTGCCCTGATATATTGATAGCTCATCTCAAAGAACTCACGGCATTGTTAATATGCTGTTGATATTCAACAATTGTTATTCTTACCATTCCAGATGGTGCTTGTTTTGAATAGCCATATTCCAATCTTTGTGCATACGGTAAATTATTAATCAAGTAAGTGACATTACCTGCCTTGGTTCCCAAAGCTATCGATGCCATGTTATTTACTGTCTGCGTCCCTGCTTTATCTGTGACTTCATAAATCTTTTGAGTATAACTATTTGCGCTGGCTGACCAATTGGCTCTTGCTCTTCCTGTATCAACAGGCGTGCGCATGATCACTGATTTAAAAACATCAAAGGTTGCCTTTTGAACGACAAGATCAATATTGCCTCTAGCCTTCTTAGCAAACTTTGTCAGATCAAGCGCAAATGATCCAGCCATTATGACCGTCCTTGTATCTCATACATAGCCACCTGCTCACCTGACCATGTTTCTACAATTCTGACTATCTGATAAACAATTGAATTAAGCGTTACTGTATCGCCTGGCTTCGGCTTGGTTATTCCTGATGCAGCAACAGTGAATTTCTTATCACCAGCTATGATCATTCCTGAACTAAAGCCTTCGCCTGAACTTATAAGGCTATAATCTTCTACAATAGCCTTGACTGTCTGGTTTGAACTGGAACTGCCCACTGCGCCAATAGCAGGATCATATTCACCAGCAGTTATAATCTTGATCGTGACTTCTTTCCCATACTTAGCGATTTGCTTCAATGCAAGAGCTCTGAATTTCGTGTCAAAAACTGTCATGCTCTTTGAATCTGCAATCCAGATCCGCCGTTTTTAAGCAATGGTCGCAACATCATGTCGATTGCTCGGTAAACAGTATGTTGCTTGCTTCCTTGGAAGTATGAAACGCTTAAACTTCCTACAGTTTCGCTAGCAGTTTCCCGTTCAATATCTGGCGCAAGTTCGCCTGAAACTGACTTTAATGCCAATTCGCAGCATGCATTCTTAAGTTCAACAGGAATGATATTGTCGTCAATATATTCAATTAAATATGCATCATCGACCACTACGCCTTGCCTCGGCCAATCAAGCGCTTGAGTTGACGGCTTTGTGCGATAACCTTTCCATAGGCTGCGATAAGCTTGCGTAAGATAGTCTGTGGCTTTCCTCAAAGCTTGCTCACGCAATGCATCAGTAGCCAATGCAGTCCATGCACTATTGCCACGATTCGCGTGATAGGTAGTTGCATCGGACACGCTCACATAGCTTTCGCTATTCGGCAACCCTGTCCCATCTTCAACTATTATCGCCATTGCCTTCTACCAATAACCAACCTTTTGATTGATGTGCTTTGACACAAGATTTGTGCACCTCTAATTGGATGCCGTTCTTTGTCATTAACACAAGATCATTGTTAGGCTGATCCTGAGATTCTTGAATCACTTTCTTGGTTTTAGCCATATTAATCCTCAATTAACCGGCCAATGTTTTACCACTGGCCGATTTATTAACCAATTAACAAAGCAATATGTTCTGGCTTGATTGCTTTCACACCCCATGCCAAGCAAACCTCGAATTTTACTTGACGATATTGGCGGTACACTCGAACCTCAAACGTCATGCCAGTGATTGGATCTGTAATCATGATCGAATCATCAGCAGAATCGCCACCATCCGGCACAGCAGGCGCTCTAGCCGCTAACACAATCGCAGAGCGTGAAAATGCAGCATTAGGCGTATAACTGTTTCCGATTGTCATTGCGTTGCTGGTTGGAATGACTACTCTTGCACCCGGCTTGTTCAGACTGATAGTGCCTGGAGCAGAAACACCAGTCCCAATCACATACTTGTTATTTGCATCAGCAGCAAAAGTAACAACATCGCCAGCCAAAACAGTGCCTGTGCCGGTTATCAATGCAATATCTTCAACATCAACAGCAGTCGATCCTGAAGTCACGTATGAAGCGCCAGTGCCTTTCGTATGCAGAGTTATTCCTGCCGATTTGCGCAAAGCAAAACCTTGCACACGATCTGTCATACCATCGCGCAGCATATCATTGCTGCCAGCTTCGTTTACTTTGAACAGGACTGATTGCTTGCCGCGAAGATTAGCCATTGCTGCAGAACCCAAAACAAGCTGCAGATCCGTTTGTGGCGAACCGTTATCCTCTAGAATACGCAATACGCCAGCAAAATCGCTTAAATCGCTTGCTGTGCCAAAAGGAGCAGTTCCTGCCGTACCGTATGCGCGAGAAGCGCCTACTTTTGCTGCCTCTGCTAGATCCACTTCAACAGCATTCACAAGCTTGCGCATTGCATCGGTAAATTGATCTGCCAATACTTGGTTATAGGTTCCATTTGAACCGACTGCGCGTTGTTCTTCTCCATTCCAGCGAACAGGAGCGGCCTTAGACTTGGTGATAACAATATCAGCATAACCGACAGTCGTATCGCCTGAGTTTGCAGGATTAATGCCTGGGGTGATATCTTCCAATGCGCCAGCTTCGCCCAAAGGTACTCGAACAGTCTGATTCACCGCCGCGCGTTCAGCGTTTGAATCTCTACGGACAGCCGGAATAAAACCGACCATCTCTCGAGACACTGTATTTAGTGCCTCATATAGCGTAGGGATAATTCCAGTTAATGTATTTGCCATTTTCTAATTTCCTCGTTAAAAATTAATCAGTAATTGCGGTGCCGTTTTGAATGGCCGAAATTCTTTCTGTTGGATTCAGCGCATCAAATTGAGATCTAGTTATAGTCTTTTTGCCGCCGGTAGATTGGTTGCCCTGTGAAGCGCCGCCACCTGATGCGCCAGTGCCTTTCAAGATGCTTTCTTTATGTGGATATTGGTCAACAAGTGTTTCAATTGCTTCCTCGAAGTCAGCTAATTCACCAGCGCGAACACGGCTAAACACCTTATTTCCTGATTGATCGTAAGCAACAATTTTTCCATCTTCCACTTTGAAAGATTGCCCGAATCGCGCTTGAACCAAATCAGCAGGTATTGCCATTTTTTCGCCGATAAACTTCGATCTAGCAAAACTACCGCCGATCTTTTCATCATAAAGCTGCGTCTTAAATGCATCACGCTCTGAAGCAGCAGCATCAAGCTGCGTTTGGAACGCCTTGCTAATCTCAGCCTTCACTTTTTCCACTTCACCAGCATCAATCAGTTTCTTCTGATCAAGATTTGAGACGGTTTCCAGCGCCTTGATTGCAGATGCAGGATCTGCTATGCCTTCAAATGCTTTTAGCTTTCCTTCAGCAGTCTCAGCACGTTCTCTGTGCCCTTGCGCTTCACGATTTAACTGAGAAATCTTTTGTGTTGCAGACATCGCATCGAAAGGTATTTCTTTTCCATCGTCATGCACATAAACAGGCTTACCATCCACTACAACAACGTGACCTTGATCATCCAATTTCAATTTCATGCTTGCTATCTCCTTGTCGGGTATCCGCCCAGTTGCACCGCATTCTTTCCAGAAAAACGGCAATAAAAAAGCCGACTGACCTATCCAGGCCAACCGGCTTCACTTGATCTTTACTTAAGAAACTGCTTTATTTAACTTTAACGCGTTTCCCTTACATTAAGATTTGATCACATCTAATGTTCTATTCATTTGAGATTTAATCCCATCCTTCCAACAGCTAGCACAAATATCCTTTTCTATTATCGTGCCGCCACACTTTCTGCCATTCTTGACAACCACGCCATATTTGATCGTAAGACTTGTTCTGCCACCGCATAAATTACATTGCAACATTCCATCAGGCTTAGGCAATTTCTTTACCCTAATAATAACTTTCTGTTTTTCTGTTGGTTCCGATGACGGAACAACTATAAGCTTTGACATTCGTTAATTATAAGCCTGCTTTTTGAAACAATTCTTTGTTTCTTTTCCTCAATTCATCAATTGAATAAACTTTGCCTTTATTATTTGTGAACTTATTTACTTCAATCTCATTTGAGCGAAACAGTTTGCCTCGTGTAGATCCTAGTATATCGTCTTGAAACGATGATGGTTTACTTCTTAGCCATTCTGTAAATGTAATATCGTCCGGTATCTGACCATCCATAGATGACCGTGTCGATTTGAACTCGTCAATATCAAATCCCAATTCTCGCCAACTTTTTGTCACTGGAACCGAAGTACTCCTACAATTCGTGTGCCTCGGAGGCATCGGTCCAGATCCTATAGGAAATATCTTACCTGACAATGATGCACACGTAATAGAAGTGCGTCCGTCCAACGTTGCAACAAATTGCCAGCCTTTTATTAGTTCAGAATTGGCCTCATAAAATCGCTGAGCGGTGAAATTCGACATGTGATTAATCGCAGTTCTCACCATGCCTTCTATGTGATGTCTTGGCGCTTCCATCAATCCATCAGCATAGTTCTGAGTTTTAGTGCCCCGAATTGATCTAATTATTTGATCTGTCGTTTCACCGTTGATATATCCAAGTCTGACTGCATCACGTATTCTGCCTGCACGATCTGCGCTTAATCCATCCAGATAACCAGTCATTGGAACGGCACGATCTTTCGATATTTGAAACGGCCTGGCCATCGCTGCAGTGTATACCTTCTCTGCATCAATCGATGCAACCGATAATTCAACAGGTAAAACTGTTTCAAATAATTCCTTCTGAAATTCCGCCTCTGATTCTACAAGACCAGATAAATCACCTTCCAGACTCTTGCCAACCGCTTCATAAGCTTTTGTGTTGAGCGTTCGCACGTCTTTCAGCAACGATTCCAGCCTTTTTACAGTAAAGCTTTCCGCTGGCAATCTTTGCAATGCAGATAACAATTCTGTTGTCAGTTTATCATCTGATTTATTCAGAATTGCGATCATGCGTCTTACTACGCCGTTACTATACCTCTGCAAATTGATCTGATGATCGATTGAAAAACGCAATAATTTTTCATTAACCGTTGCCATTAAGCCACTTGCTTGTCATCTTCATTGCCCAATCCGCCAAGAGCTGGCCCTTGTTCTTCCAAGCGTTCCTTTTCTTCTTCAAAATCAAGATCCGGCGATAGAATACCTCTGCGCTTATATTCGTCTATCAGAGTTTGATCGCTTATCTTTCCAGCTTGAGCAGTAGTCAGCAATAACTGAGCGCTAGCATCGCTTAGCGTAGCCGCGCCAAAATCCTTAAATAATTCAACATTGCCGCCGTTTTCTTCACCAATCCAGTCAGCCATGAATTGCAAACATTGGTCAAGCGAATCCTCCGCGCTTTCTGTCATGCGTTGCAGATCGCATTTGTTGCCTTCATCATCGCTGTTAACTTCTGTTGCTGTAACGTTCCCAGGCTTTAATAGCAATAACTCCGCACCTGTCTGTCGCATGCGCTCTTCCAAATCAAGCAATGATTGACGTCCCGCTGCAATGGCTGCGCCTGAATGTTCAACATACTGCATCGATGCGCCAATTGGCAATCTTACTGCTGATGATGTTCCCACTGTTATCGCATCTTCATCGTTCCCGCCTATAACCGTTAATATCGGCACTCGCGCAACATGCAATATCGTTTGTTGATCGCTTGAACTTTGATAATGCTCTATGTTCTGATATGCCAAATCTAGTATTGGTGGCTCACCAGTCATTAATCCGGTTCTGTTTCCGTAGAACGGAACAAATGGAATTTCCTGAAGCGTTGTCGTTCCTTCATCGATTAATGTCCATTCGTCTTTATTTGTGCTGGATTCTTTCTCAAATAACCGCCATGATCCAGGCTCTAAAACTCTGATTCGGTCTACTGTTTTTTCACCATACTCACCATCTGGCTCTGTTGCATATTCCTTTAGTCTCAATTGAATTAACTTGTGCGAACCGTTTGATAATTCAGTTCTCCAACCAAGAATATTCCAAGGCGAATAGTGAACGAAATACGGTCTTAATCCTGCTGCCTTTTCATCAGCCAGCGTTCTTAATTCAGGATCACGCTTCTGAAAGTCTATCAATACACCTGATAATCCATAAGCAACAGCTTCTTGGAATACAACCGAAGCAAAAGCTTGCAGATTGCGTCCTTGCAAATCAGCGTCATCTAGCCACTTCTTTATTCTTTCTGGCACTTCATCCGATAACTTAACAGATTTGCTAAATGGCTTAGATGCCAATATTTTTACAGTACGTTTAAATACATTATGCAATACTGCTGACAATAA